TCCCTCCAAGGGGCGTAAGGGACCGGTTCCGGGTTCGGGTTCGCTTCTGGCGGCCGAACCGGCACTGGACGGTATTCAGGCTTTCGCTTGAAACTGGCCATGACTTTACCGATGCTTACTGGGAAGCATCCAGTAGAGTCGAAGGATTTCTTCTCCTTCTCTCCTGAGTCAGCCAACGAGGCTAAACTTTGGAGGTCGGTATTAGCAGGCACGGTAATCTTGCTTATACCTTCGAGGTCCAACTGTACGGTTGGTTCTCCTTCCTCTGCAAGCGGGATTTCCCCGATTGCGGAGATTGGGAGGGCGATCGGCGGAACTTCCGGCGAATCCCCTTCCTTCCTGACGTGCACGATATATTCGGTGTCGTCAGGCTCCTTCTCGAAGACACCGCGTAGGTGATTCTCGAGTCGAATGCCTTCCAAGCCAAAGACCTTTTGCAGGAAGTCATTATCGGCGTATTGTTCGCCGATTGTCCGCACCAGGATATTAGTCAGGTGTAGGACGACCTTCGTGAGAGGATCCCCCATTAGGATACCTTTACGAAGAGTTACGAACCGAGGATTCTGGAAAGGTGAATCTTTGGTCCATTCTTCGCCGTACGAGGCCATAGGGCCCCGTGCTTCGAAGACGATAGGTCTGGGTTGGTAGCACACCCCTAGCACTATCATCTGGAGGATAGGCGGTATTCCGCACTTACCCATCCAGTATTTAGCGATCATCCGCGACACATCGTGGTTGGCGCTATCTGTCGCTTCCTCATAGTCCGTTGACGATGAGAAAACGTCCCTGAATGTTTTCGTGACTTCCACGGAATTATCAGGCTTCTGTTCGGTTTCGTGCTTATCGACTCCGAAGTAGAGATCCTTTCGGTCAGAGAAAAACACTGACTTGAAGGATTGCCAAGCGTGCGCGGATTTCCCCATGCCGCTTGATGAAGATTTGACTTTGGTCAATGGCCAAGAGCAAATCTTATTGACAACGTCTAGCACTATCTTTAGTGCAGCGCTGCCTTTTGTCACTGAACGGGCCTTGCCCGGTTCAGAGATCATCACTAACGCCGCGGAGCTTAGCTCCTGAGGCGTTAGCGCCAGAACCTCTTCTAGGCATGCCCAGAAGATGTATGTTCCTGGCGTGGTTTCGCCGTCGAGTTTTACCTCGCCGTCGATTCCACCGGTAATCAGATCCCGTGTAGGGACCGATTTTCCGAGTCTCCCCTGGAAAGTGATTTCACTCACTGCCTGGAGAGTTCCTCCGTCTGCTTGAGTATG